GTTGCGCGTGCGTAAGGTCCAATAACGGGCATGTCAGTCATCCAGCCAGCAGCTGCAGCAACAGCAGTGGCCGGTTTACTAACAATTCCAGTTCCGTATTCGTCTTTCTTTGTCACACTAGTCTTCTTCGCATGAGAAATTAATTCACATTGCGATTGAAGAGCAGTTGGTGTTGCTAATGTAACATCAGTCATATAAGCATACACCGTAATGGTGACGGATTGTGTTTCACCAGACGCATGTCTCAGCGGGTTCAACGAGGATAGGGTAATTTCACCCATCCTATCCCAATCACGTTCAGTTACATCAAGGTAATTTCCGGTCCAAAAGAATGGCAGCTCCATTTCACCACCTTCATTGGTGGTTGGATTCAGAAAGATCTTGGGTCTCTGAGAAAGTAAAACATAATCTTCCTCAAGGAGATTAGCAATGTCTAACGTATTTAAGAATGGTAAAGGTTCATAGGTAACCATGACTCTACCATACAGAAAAGCATTTCCATTGATAATAAACTTAACGTGTAATTTTCCACTCATATTGTTGAAATATTTTAACTTTTCAGCAACAGCGGAATCCTCACAATATAACGTCCAGGGATTGAAAGTCATATTAATAGCACTTGGTGCAGTTGAGGTCCATCGTTCATCTTTGATACGAACTGGTCGGGAAAGAAAATCTCCCAGTTTCGCATCTTCAGATTGAACGGCATCGAACGTTGAATCACGTTCGGAGGCAATAACAGCAGCATAACCAGGATCAAGATCCTCGAAATGCATAATAGCTTGTTTGCCGGTTGAAGCATTTCCAACGTCTGAATGGGATTCAAGGACACACCAGTCCATCCAATCAGGAACAACGAGGAAAATACATACATACAAAATTTCATATAAAATAAACATATAGACTTTTAGATATTCAGATAGATTGTTAACACATTCGGCACAGTTAACTCACAGGTGTGTCACACTGTGAGGACCGCCAACTTGTTGTCTGGCAAAGACATTCCTAAATAGGACTAGGCCTAAAGTGAGCAAGCCTATTTCACACATGGGTGTTGGTCCCCCAAAAGTAAAACGGTAATCCATAACTCACCTCTCCCTTTTTAGCAGCAATGCGATGGGAGTTCGCACTTACGACGCTTTTAAAGTCATCCGGAGACTGGGCCTGACACGTTAAAGGTATTTAGCCTTATAACGCTCCAGGTATTGCCGATAGCATACATCAAGATTCAAAACAAGAGGTCCGATGTTGTGCTCATCAGCGATTTGGCGCACTTGCGCCCGCCAACGTTCATATGGTTCTTCACCATGATTGAACATTTCCCTAATGGAGCCGTCTAAATTGACTGCGGCTGCCATGTCGGGTGGTAATGTATCTGTAGCATTACAATGCAAGGATTTCATCATCGATCCTACATCAAGTGCTCCCATATAC